TACTGTTAATTTTAGATCCGGAACAAACGATCAAGAATACATTGAAGGCTTCCCGGCAGTTGAAAATGAAATCCCGATTGACGTAGAGCTTAAATCATCTACACCTTGGGTGCGCTCTTTTAACAACCTAGATCTTGATGCAGTACGTTTACGTTTACGTTGGGGGCCACTACGCAACCAAGACCCAACAACGGGTGATGTTACTGGCTATACCATTGAATACGTGGTGGACTTGCAAACTGATGGCGGAGCATGGTCAGAAGTATTAAGAGCAAAAATTTCAGATAAAACATCTGATAATTATGAGCGTCCACATCGTATTGACTTACCCAAAGCCGATTCAGGCTGGCTCGTTCGTGTTCGCCGAATTACTCCCAACTCAACATCCGAATATATCAGCGACAAAATGTATGTTAAGGCTGTCACTGAAGTTATAGACGCTAAATTACGCTATCCAAATACAGCATTAGTTTCACTGCAATACGATGCTGAAACATTCGGTGGATCAGTCGCAAAATTAGCGGTTGATTTGAAGGGTGTAAAAATCAAAGTCCCAACGAACTACAACCCTGAAACCCGCGAATATGTTGGCATGTGGGATGGTACTTTTAAACGCGCATATTCAAACAACCCGGCTTGGATTTACTATGATCTTTGCACATCTAAGCGGTATGGAATTGGTGAGCGAATTACAGATGGAATGCTTGATAAATGGTCTTTATACCGTTTAGCCCAATACTGTGATGAGTTGGTACCAGACGGGTTGGGCGGTCAAGAACCACGTTTC